GGACTATACCTTTGCGACACCAGATAGCAGAAGGATGATTGATATGAGTAGCAGAGTAAAGAATAGACTCACGCTTATCCATAAGCACATATGAAGTTTTCTTTCGTCCAGATGCTGAGAGACCCATAGAAGGAGTACCATCAAGAACACGATGAGCAGTAGAAAGAAGTTGAGCATATTCTAGAATCATTTTTACGCAGTGTTTGTCTACATGCATTTCTGCGCATATTTTTGGATCATTGTGGAGATAGAAGATATTCATAATTTTACCTGTACACGTGGGACATCTACCCATGTGCCAATAAGTTTAAGATTACCAAACTGATCATGCGTGTTACGTTTAACTTGCAATGCAACCTTGGTAACCTGTCCATCTTCAACGTACTCAACTACCTGAAACTCATAGCTGAGTGGATCAGGCATCATAAATTGTGATGCAATCGGTGGAGGTGGTGGAGCAGTATACGGGACAATGGTACTAAAGGTACTTGTAGTTAACATCATCGCATTGCACTCAATTGAAGGATAAGCGAATCAAGATTTGAATTTGTTTTCTTTGCAGCTGTGTGCAGAATACCATGACCACCTTTAGCGTTGAATGGTTCAATGCAACCTATAGAATCATCAACAAGAATAGAAGTAGGCGTAGCGTACTCAGCTTTCTCTGGCTTGCTACGAACAAAGTTCGGTTTGTAAGGAATGTTGTGCTTACTCAACCAAAGTTTCTTTTGTCTCTTGGTATCTTCCCCTTGAAAGGGATCATGAGTACCGACAGACGTAAGTATCTCTACATGCACAGGTAAAGTTCTTACATGCGCCAGCAACTCTTTGGCATCTGGCATCAATTCCAGAGTCTCAAAGATTTTGTGATCCATTACTGCTGCTTTGAATCGTTTTGTGTTGTCCTCAGCACCAGTCCTAAGTTTTTTGTATGCGCTGTCAAAGTCGCACAACACACCATCCATGTCAAGGTATAGTCTTATCATATAAAGTTGCTCATAATTAAAATTCTCTCAACCACTAGGTAGTAAGCCCAGAAAGGAACGATCACTGCAAAGAAAGTACTAATCACTCCCTTTGCTATAATTATACCTGATACCCATATAAAAAGGCAAATAAGACTTACAAGAGAATTCATACAAATTTTGCAAAGTCTGGTGGTTTCCAACCTTCTGGCTTCAGAATCTTTCCATCTTCCCTGCGCAGAACGAATCCTGTATTGGCATCAATTTTGGAAAGATTACTCTTGGCACCTTCGTCCCATGCAGCTGAGCAATCCCAGCCACGTGCTTTCATGTAGCCAACGATAACCCAGATCATATCGAAGCATGCATCAAGTTGCTCTGCATCATCATTGGCAGCTTCTGCTTCCCAGAATTCCTCTACTTCTTCCTTGATAAGTTTCTTGTAGAGTTCTGCCAACTCAGATACATTTTTATCTGGTGAGGATGGTGTGTGTTGACCGCATGCCTTTAGGAAAACTGAAACATCAAGGAAGACTTTGCTCATGTTCCTTCTCCTCGGATTACTTGAGTCCATTCATCAGTTGCTTGTGGGTGCGGACCAAATGTTTTTGGCGAAGAAAAAGCGAATGGCCAAGGATTTGGCACAGGTTTGTTTCGTTCAGTATCCCAGTAATATTCTGAGTGTTCAGTTTCATTTATTGTTGGAACAATTTCGTCAGGATCTTTATTATATTCTTCAATATTATGATTAGCATATTCAGGATAATCATCTTCAGATGGAACTACATCAACGACTCCATCGAAAACATATCCTGCTCCACGCAGGAACATTTCAAAGTTCTCTAAGACTTCGCTAAGAGTTTCAACTTCAAACTCATGAGTGTTTTTACAAACCTGTTCATTGGTCCAGAGGCTTGTGTGTTGGCAAGTAAGTGTAAATTTAGGCATCGACTTTCCTATGGTTTTCTTTGGTAAAAAATGCATTGATCTTTTGCTCGGTACTCCAACCTTTGCAATAGTCATTATCAACATCGCATAACTGCAATGCTTCCTCGGTAGATACTACACGATGTGAAACGATAGTCTCTCCGATGTCTAGCTGTGAAAATTCAGCCACACCTTGCATGGTTACATCATCGAGAGCATACTCAGGATGTGCTTTAGGTGCTTCCACCATGTAACGCATACGGTATTGTTGGATACACTCAACGAGTACCCAAACCTTGTCATCTTTATTTATCTTAGTCAAACTAAAACTCCCATTACCCATGTCTTTCCAATCAATCGTATCGCCTTCTTTCCATCCGAGGTCACTCATGACTTCGTCGGGGAAGGTAATAAATTGCTCGCCGTTTTCATCTTCTTCAACTGTAGTTGTATATAACATTTTATAGTTCCTTTTTTTAGCAAAATCTTCCGCTGCTTCCAGCGTACCCAACTCATAACCTTTATCTATCATAACTTGTTTGCCAGTCGTAAAATTCTTACTTGATCATTTGGTGTAACAAATGTACGCAACACTATTATTCTGTCACCAGTTATATGATCATCTTTCCAAGTATACTCTACCAGTTTATTTTTTAACATAAAGTTAAGCATCTGTCTAAGCAAATCTTTCTTCAATCCATCTATCGCATCCTGATCGCCGCTTTCCATAAGAGTTCGATAGTGCTCACAGACGATAACCTTACCCTGTACCAGTTTCCCACCGATAGCGTAGTCATGGGTAGTGAACGTAATAGGCATATCATCATGATACATGCTTGCGCTATTTAAACCAGTACCACCGTAAGTAACACCAATACTATTCATAATTTCTCTCCACAATGCGGACATTTCTTGGCTGACGCATTACGCATTTCTTTCAGTGTCTGTTTTAGTTTGCTAGCATCACGTAGCTGAGTTTTAATCCACTTGCGATTTCTATCATGTTTGTCTTTGTTCAATTCTGCTTTAAGGTGTATCTTCATTTTGGTCAAGCGACCTTCAAAGATTTCTATGAATCCAGTAATTCCAGGAGAGTCATTCATAAACTATTTCGAGCCAATTTGTTTTTTCTGGAAGGACTTCAATGATAACATCTTTCTGACAAGCATGTGCAATCAAATTAGAAAGAACACCCTGTCCATATCCATTAGTTCCATAAGAGTCTTTATAACAATCGTAAACAGAACCAGAACTACCCTCAAAGGAATATATATTTCCCTCGAGGGTAGCCTTGGTAATACCACTATTCAACTTCCATGAGTCAGAGCCCAGATAGCCACCATACCAACAGGCAAACACCTTATAGATTGGGTTGCTTTCAGCGCCACTGATTTTAACAACGACCCACTTGTCTGGACAATATTCACTCATCTTGATATCCTTAGTTCTGCTTCTGGATAATCCCAGCATGCACTACGATATGCATAAACAAAATTCACCAGACCGTCATAGTCGCCCCAACCATTCTCAGGGTTGAACTTCTTAAACTTATCTGGGTCAGAGAGAAGGATGTTAAATCCTTCATCAAGCAAGTCTGCAATATCACGCCCATGTGTAAACTGAAGTTCTTCAGGTCGCCATAGGATTGTATACAAACTCACTGTCTCAGCCATGTAAGGTATCTTAACCTGCTCAGCCATCTTACCAAGATTGTGTGTAATGTTAAGACTAAACACAGACGTTTGTTTAATCACCATCAGATCAACATCAAGACTCATATTATACCTCAACAGTCTTCAATTGAAAACGATCTGCACGATCTTCGTAGTTGATGTAACCACGAGGATTGCAAACAACACGAGTGCTTCCAAGCATGTAGTCAAAGTCTTCATGCGTATGACCATGCGTCCAGAGTTTAATGCCTGGACGATCCAGTATAAACTGATCCAACTTTGAATTGTAAGCACCATTCATCAACTTGTCATGCTTGTATTTTGGATGCTCAGAAAGTTTGCTTGGACCATGATGACCACAAACAACAACATTCATCCATGGAGGAGTTTCCGTATAAGTGTCCTCAATGAAACGTAACATGGCTTTGTGATCTTCCAACACATGCTGCGGAGTCAGGGTAGCAGGTCTCTTGTGAAACTTTGCCTTATCGTTGTCGAATGTTCTGTAGTTGACTATGTCGTTACTGTTCTCACAGATACGGAAGTCGTTCATACGACTGCGCACATGCAGCATGGTCATTTCGTCTTCGCCATTCATGTCAGTCCACAACGTACCACCGATAAAACGATAGTCACCAATGTCAAACATTTCTTTGTCCAACAGACGAACATTATTCAACTCATTGGCAGCAAGCATTGCACGAATCTTTGTTGCACTGGTAGCGTAGTCGCCATGGTAGTGCTCATGGTTACCCATTACGTAGATAACATTGGGAAACTGAAACGAGCAACGCTTGAAGAAGTAAACGAAGCGAGCACTGCGTCCACCTTCCATAAAATTATGTGGGTCTGGTGCACCGAGATCCTTGGCTACCATGATATCACCACTGAGGACAAGCACATCGGCATCGTCGTCATTCTTTAACATCAGGTCACCAAACTCAAGGTGAAGGTCAGAGCAAATTGATATTTTCATAATATATCCTAGTGTACTTGTTTATCTTGATCTTTTGTTTTCTCAATTACCTTGAGCATCAAATCCTTAAATTCCACACCATTGTCGATCTCAACATTCATGCGCATCAGCCTAGCCAGCAACACAGATGAAACCAGCAGTGGACCGATTTCATATTTCTCGATCAGGTGGGAG